TTATGAAAGAACAGGAGCTCGCACTAACAGTGGGTATGATTTAAAATCTGCAAGAAGAAGTTTAAATATTCTTTTCAGCGAATGGGGAAACCGCGGAGTTCACTTGTGGAAAGTAGAACTAAAAGAACAATTACTGACAAACGGGACAGCGACTTACACAGCACCAACGAATGCGAATGATATTCTTGAAGCTTATGTAAGTACAACAACAGGTACAACTTCTTCAACAAACGATGTGTCGTTGACAAAGATTAGCAGAAGTGAATATGCGGCTTTACCTAATAAAGGTTCTACTGGACAACCTTCACAGTATTATATTGATAGACAAACAACACCAATAATAACGTTATATCAAACACCAGATGCATCTACTTACAAATATGTTAAATATTATTATTTAAAAAGAATTGAAGATGCAGGGGGTTATACGAATCAAGCTGATGTTGTGTTTAGATTTATACCTTGTATGGTAGCGGGTCTGGCATACTATCTCTCAATGAAGTATAATCCACAAGTAGTACAACAAAATAAATTAATTTATGAGGATGAGTTGTCAAGGGCTTTAAATGAAGATGGACAAAGGACATCTGTTTATATAACCCCTCAAACTTATTTCCCACAAGGAGTGTAATATGAAAGGCATGCGAATATTTAAAAGACAAGGTGGTGGCTATATGTCGGCACTTGAACAATCTCGTCCTGAACTGTACAAAACAATTAAAGGATATAGAGATAGATTAGACTCAACAGAACAAAAAACTTTTGATAAACGCGCAAATATTCAACTTGCAACAAGTATGAATATGCCTGAGCAAATGCGAGAGGCTTATTATAAATCTGTTGAAAAACAATTTGCTAAACCCTCAGAAGATCAATTTAAAAAAATAAGAGAGGATTTAAAATCAAAAAGATTTACACCCACTCGTCAATATTATGATGAAAGTATGAAAGGTCCAACTAGAACTACAGGGTATTACAGAGATTTATCGCCTGAAATATCAGATGCAGAAAAAGCATTAAAAGGCTTGACACTTACTGAAACAGAAAAAAGAACAAGACCACAATATGAAGTGAGTTATCCTACCACAAATCCATACCAAACACGAAGAGCACCCACAATGACCACCTCTTTACCAAAAGGTGCTGTAAAAACGCAAGGTCAGTATGGACAACAATTTTATCAGGCTCCAATTCAAGGTTTTGTAGGTATGGGACAACAAAATACAAACCCACAATATAGACGAGTTGGTGATCAACAATATACAGTTTCAACTACAAGAGCGCAACGAGCAGGTGATCCAGAATATGATAAACAGGCAGCGGCTTTAAAAAGACTACAAACTCGTCACAGTTTTAGAAATATGCCACAGTTTACAGGTCAAGGTAATTTAACTTCACAAAATGTTTATCAACAATTAGGTATGGCAAAAGATGGTGGTTTAAAAGAAGATATAAAAAAAATCAAAAGTAAAAAATTTAGTCAGGGTGGTAAGGCTGCAATTAGAGGAACAAAATTTAAAGGTGTTTTTTAGATGGCTTATGCAAGAGGTAAATATGCAAAAGCTATTTCAGATAGGTCTGGTATGGAATTTCCTTATCTTGAAATGGTTAAAGAGTGGAATGGCTCTTTTGTTCATAAATCTGAATACGAGGCAAAGCACCCACAAATAAGAAGAAAGCATATAAAAGCAGATGCAATAGCTTTAGCTAATGCGAGACCCTCACAAGATGAAGCCGCTTCAATTACTGTTGATTTAGATGCAAATAATTTTTCACCTGATCCAAATAGTTTGTTGCCGCCACAAACACCAGATGAAATTAATAGAAAAAGAAATTTAAATACCTCTGTAGGAGAAGTTACAATTAGTGGGACAGATGTAGTGGTCACTTCTTATGCAGTAACTGTAACTACTCCAGGAGGGTACAATAAATACAATATTGATGGTGTTCAACAGGCTACACTTAGTTTTACAAGAGGTTCTACATATAGATTTTCACAAACAGATAGTAGTAATGGAGGACATCCACTAAGACTAAGCACAACCAGTAATGGAACTCATGCTAGTGGAAGTATTTATTCAACAGGGGTAACAGTTGTTGGATCTCCAGGAACTGATGGATATACTCAAATTACTGTGGCTGCAGATGCACCAAGCACTTTATATTATTTTTGCACTGTTCACTCAAATATGGGTGGTCAGATTAATATAACAGGATAAGTTATGGCAATATCATATTCAAATTTTTTAACACAAGTAAGAAACTACACAGAAGTAGATAGTAATGTATTAAGTGATACTTTATTAGATCAATTTATTAGAAATGTTGAATTAGATATTGCAGGCAAAGTAGATTACGATGATTTAAGAAAGTATGCCACTACGTCAACAATAACTGCACAAAGATTTTTAAGCATGCCGTCTGATTTAATTTATTTGCGTTCAGTGCAAATTATTAATTCAAATGTTAGAGATTTTCTTGAAAAAAGAGACACTAGTTTTATGTCAGAATATCAATCAAATCCTGT